ATCGTTGTGGCTGCTGTTAGACAGGCTATGAATGAAGTAGTTCCAGGTCCAATGGCAGTTATGAAATGGATTGAAACTGAGGTAGCTAAAGCTATTAAGAATGGTAAAACCTATCTAAGATGGGTCACACCTTCAGGCTTTGAAGTTAATCAAAAGCTAATGAAAAAGAAGGTAGAGACTATAGACCTTAAGTTATTAGGTCGCTGCCGTCTTAACGTAGCTACTGAGGATGGAGATCAAGTAGATAAGAATAGACATAAGGCTGCTACTGCACCTAATCTTATACATTCACTAGATGCTAGTTTATTACATCTAAGTGTACAAAGATTTGATGCACCTATTGCGTTAATACATGACAGTGTGTTAACAAGAGCCACAGATATGTCATTACTTGCTATAATAGTAAGAGAAACGTACATGCATTTATTTGCAGAACGTGACTATTTAACGGAATTCGCTCAACAAATTGGAGCGTCTACTGACCCACCGATTATTGATGATCTGGAACCAGCATCAGTAATTGACTCAACTTATTTCTTTTGTTAAATGTATCCATCATTATTCGATAGCTTTTTTAACCCGCCTACTATTGTTGTTGTCTCTGAAGAGCGACTCAAGGAGGCAGAGAGAAAGCAAAGAACAAAACAACTAGCCGCTGTTAACGAGCGTATTGAACAACTCACTGAGTATAGAGATTCGCTTGAAAAAGAATTAGAACCACAGTCACTTGAGGAGGCACTCACTGGTGAGTAGAACCATCCACAAGACAGACAAACCTGTTACCCTTGAAGGCTTTCAAGCTATACTAGCTCCTAGTAAGTTTGGGTATTCATTGGCTGCTATTGTTGATAGTAATACTATTGACAAACTAGAAACTGAACGGGCTGATGTCCTTAAATGGGCAGAGTCAAAATTGAAAAACCCCAAAAGATCCACGCTCAAACCCGAGCCGTGGGAAGAAGTCTCAGAGGGTAAATATAAAATAAAGTTCTCATGGAATGAGGACAATCGTCCGCCTGTTGTTGACACTGAAGGCACACAATTAACAGATGTTAAATTACCGCTATATGCTGGATCTACGGTTAAACTTGGTTTCTATCAAAAGCCTTATATCCTCAGAGATGGAGTTACCTATGGTAGTTCTCTTAAGCTGGTTGGTGTACAAGTTGTCTCATTGAAAGGTGAGGCTGGTGTTGATACAGGAGATTTAGATGCTGATGCAGTAGCAGAACTATTTGGTACTACAGCAGGATTCAAAACATCTGACCCTAATGTAACACCTACCACCAATGACGAAGAAGAAGAAGACTTCTAAAGAAGAATCTCTTGAATGGGCGCAGAAAGCGTTCAACAAATTAAAAGATAAAAAGCAAATTAAATTTAGGTCCAAACTTGAAGAAAATATTGCTAATTTACTCGAAGGTTTGGGAGTATCTTTCCAGTATGAGTCTGAGAAACTTGGGTATACAATTGAGCATCATTATACTCCTGATTTTGTGCTCCCAAATTATACTTACCTTGAAGCAAAAGGATACTGGTCACCAGAGGACAGACGTAAAATCCTTAACGTTAAAAAGTCTAACCCCGAGATAGATCTCAGGATGGTGTTCCAGTCTCCTTATAATACAATAAGTAAGAAATCTAAAACTACATATGCTCAATGGTGTGAACGTCACGACATACCGTGGAGTTCATATCAAGAAATACCAATTGAATGGTTGGTCTAATGACCGAATCAGAATTCGTTAGGCACATGCCTTGCGATAATTGTGGATCGTCAGATGCAAACTCTTTGTATACTGACGGTCACACTTACTGTTTCGTCTGTCATAATAGAACAGGCGACAATGATGTTATTCACAATCGAAACGTGACGAAAAATGTCCAACTTAAAGGAACAGCCGAAAGGCTACGTAAAAGAGGAATCAGCGAAAAAACTTGCCAATTCTTTAGGATTTTCCGAGATGGAAACACTCTACGCTTCCCATATTATACAAGCGATGGAGTTCTTAAAGGAATCAAGGTAAAAAATAAACAAAAAGATTTTTCTTATGAAGGAGTTTCCACTGATACTTTATTCGGGCAGCATCTTTTTCCTAGTAATGGTAAACGTATTGTTGTTACTGAGGGTGAATTAGATGCGGCGAGCTGCTATGAAGCTATGGCTGGTTGGCCAATGGTATCTTTACCACATGGAGCAGCATCTGCGAAAAAAGATATACAAAAACAAATACCGTTGTTGCAAGGTTATCAGGAAATTATACTTTTCTTTGATGGAGATGAAGCAGGACGTAAAGCATCGGAGGAGGCTGCTCAAGTACTCCCACCAGGCAAAGTTAAAATTGCTAGACTTGAGGGTTACAAAGATGCATCAGAAGCGTTACAAGAAAACGATGCCGAGGCTATTAGAAAGGCTATATGGAATGCTAAAGAATATAGACCTGATGGCATTATTGAAGGAAAAACCCTCGAAACATTAGTAACTACACCTATACCACCAGCAGATCATGAGTATCCATTCAAAGGGCTACAAGATAAATTGCACGGGATTAGATACCAGGAACTTACAACGATTACTTCTGGATCTGGCCAAGGAAAATCAACATTCTGTCGTCAACTTGCAGTTAACCTACTCACCAAAGGAGTACGGGTTGGGTACTTGGCACTTGAGGAGTCAAATAGAAGAACCGCACTTGGATTGATGTCCACAGCTGTAGGTAAAGCTTTACATATAGGAGAACATGACAGAGAAGAACTCGAAGAAGATTTTCATTCTACCCTTGCTAACTGGAATCTTTACCTTTTTGATGGCTTTGGTTCTTTTGATCCAGACGTTATTTACAACAGGATCGAATACCTTGCCAGTGGATTGGAGTGTCGTGTTATATTCCTAGATCACCTTAGTATATTATTAAGTGGATTAGAAGGAGATGAGCGACGCACTATAGATCAAACTATGACTAGGTTACGAAGCCTAGTTGAACGTACAGGAATATCATTATTCCTTGTATCACATTTAAGGAGAACAGGAAATGATAGGACTGCGCACGAAGAGGGAGGTAGAGTGTCCCTTAGTCAGCTCAGAGGATCTGCGGGCATTGCTCAATTATCAGATCAAGTCGTTGCCCTCGAAAGAAATTCCCAGTCCGACACTGAACGAGATATTACGACTCTTAGAATCATTAAAAACCGTTATTCTGGCGAAACAGGTTTTGCAGGAAAAATAAGATTTAACTTAGAAACTTCACGATTCACTGATTATGAAACTACGGGATCACCAGTTTTCAACCCAGCCACGGATTTTTGACGGTGGCTATGTGCATCCATGGTATAAAGAAAATGGTTGCGTTAGAAAAAGTGACAAAGCTATATTGATTAAACCTAACCCACCTAGCAAGGAAGCAGTTGAAAAAGCGAAATTCAAAGACAAAACTTACTACTGGAATGGGTCCGATAATATTCGATTTAGAAGCAAACGGGCTGCTTAATAATGCTACCCACATCCACTGTATTGTACTTAATTATGTCGAAGAGAATTACACAGATAGTTTCAACGATGAATGCCCTGGGAAAGGGATGTCTAGCCCTGTGGTTAGAGCAGTCCAACACCTCGAAATGGCTGATTATATCATCGGCCATAATATCGTGGGTTATGATCTCCCTCTCATCAAGTCTATCTTTAGTTGGTTTGATCCCGTTGGTATCGTTGTTGATACTCTTCTTTTATCTAGGCTTTATCATCCGAATTTACTCGCCATAGATAAACAACACGCATGGAAACACATGCCATTACAATTATATGGACGCCACTCCCTTGAGTCCTATGGTTACAGACTAGGAGAATACAAAGGAAACTTTGCTAAAGACACTGACTGGAAAGAATGGTCTCAAGAGATGGAGGATTACTGCGTCCAAGATGTTAAAGTAACCACCAAATTATGGAATCATTTCCTACCATACCTGAATGGATTACGTTAGAACATCAGGTAGCAAAAATACTCACTCAACAGGAACAACATGGATGGCGTTTTGATGAACCAGCTGCACGGGAACTTGAATCTACTCTCAGAAGAGAATATGAAGAGACTACGCAGCTATTACGAGACAGGTATCCTTTCGTCAAAGGATCAGAATTTACTCCTAAACGATCTAATGCAAGATCGGGATATGTTGAAGGAGCAACACTTACAAAATTAAAAGACTTTAATCCAACCTCAAGGGATCATATATCGTGGATCTTACAAACACATTATGGCTGGATTCCGTCATCAATGACGGCTTCAGGGAAGGCAGTTATAGACGAGACCGTCTTAAAAGAACTTGGGACGGATATTGCTCTTCAGTTCTTGACACTACTGGATCTGACAAAGCAGTTAGGGATGATATCCGAAGGCGTGAACGCATGGCAGAAGCTATGTACGAAGTCTAGGATTCACCATCATTGTTCGGTAGCAACACAAACTTTCCGTTGTGCCCATCGAACTCCAAATTTAGGGCAGGTTCCTAGTGATGAAAGGTTCAGACGTTTATTTACGGCTAGTCCAAACATGCGAATGGCTGCTGCTGATCTTAGCGGTATTGAGTTACGCATGCTTGCTCACTATCTCGGCCGATTTGATGGCGGGAGATACGCGAGAGTGCTTCTCGAAGGGGACATACACCAAGAGAATGCTGACAAAATTGGAGTTACTCGTAAACAAATAAAGACAATTTCGTATGCCTTTCTTTATGGGGCTGGCGATGCCAAACTAGGATATAGTTATGACAAAGGGCTTCCCGAGAACGAGGCAAAGAAAAAAGGAAAAGAAATACGCAAAGCATATGTTGATGCCATTCCTGGCCTTAAAGAATTGCTGGAAGGGGTACGCAAAGCTAGTGCGAGAGGTTATGTCCTCGGTTTAGATAAGAGAAAAATATTAGTTGACAAAGAACATAAAGCATTAAACTACCTATTGCAAGGGTCGGCTGCAATAATAGCAAAAAAATGGATGGTTATCACTCATGACCATATCAAAGAAATGGATTTACGCTGTCACCAGCTCGCTTTTATTCATGACGAGCTGCAGTATGAATCCGACCCAGAACATGTTGATGATCTCAAATCTCTTCTTGTTCTCTCCGCTGCTGAAGCCGGCGAGTATTACAATATGCGAATACCCGTAGAAGCTGAAGCAAAGGATGGTCTTACATGGGCCGACACACACTAATTTATGAAAATCCTATGTGATGCAGACTTCATCGTCTACAAAGCATGTGCGGCTGCAGAAAGTGAAGTGGACTTTGGTAACGATGTTATCCTTGTCACTTCTCATTTTAGTGACGCATACAATGCAACAAAGCGAGAGCTTACCAAGCTTCAAAACAAACTTGGGGCATTCGCTGATATAATACTGTTCTTTTCTGACAGTGAAAATTTCAGGAAAAAAATATTGCCCGAATATAAAGGGCATCGTAATCGTAAAAAGCCTTGCGGTTATAAACGTGTCATCAACGAATTAAAGAAAGAGTATAAGGTTATCCTTAAACCAACACTTGAAGCTGATGATGCAATGGGTATTTATGCAACAAAATATCCTGGGAATATAATAGCTTCACCTGATAAAGATATGAGGCAAATCCCTGGGAAATTGTATAACTTTGATGAGACTTTCACAATCGATCCTGATGAGGGAGCGAAATGGCATTTGATTCAGACAATGGCTGGCGATCAGACAGATGGCTACAGCGGAGTCCCAGGAATTGGAGTCAAAAGAGCTGAATCATTATTTAAAGAGAAAGGATACTCATGGAAAACAGTTGTCGATGCCTTTGAAGATAAAGGTTACACTCAAGTAACAGCTCTAGCTAATGCTAGGTTGGCACGTATACTTACAGTTGATGATTATGACTTCACAAAAAAAGAACCAAAATTATGGACCCCCTCCTCCAATTACAGAATTGACGATGGAACAGGATCTACAAATGAGGTTGCTGGAAGACAGGCTAAATAGTGGCCAAGTAAAATATGAAGATATCGTCACTGTCTTTATCGCAATGCAGAGGCAAAACTTTGTTTTATCCAATTCAATACTTAATTTAGTAAACAAATGGCCAAAGGTCCAACCTACTATCGACGAGGTTCCTGCGATGTTTGGGATTTTATTAGAGAACAAGGATTAAATTTCCACCTCGGTAATGCTATAAAATATATAGCTAGAGCAGGACACAAAACAAAAAGTAAAATAGAAGATATAGAAAAAGCTATTCATTATTTAGAAAACGAACTCCACCATGAAAAAGACCTTTATTTCAGATCAAGCCAAGGAATTTCGTACCAAGTACAACCTGAAGAACTCGACGGATCGTACCAAACGCTCATATCAGAAAAATCTGATTGTTGAGGAATTCAAGGAATTCTTAGAGGCTGAGGGGTTCCTGTTTATGCATGGTAAGAATCATCAAGAACATGCATTAAAAGAATTAGCCGATTTAGTTTATGTTTGTTATCAGTATGCAGAAAATATGGGATGGTTTCTTGACGAAGCTTTACACCGTGTACATCAGAGCAACTTATCCAAACTCGGAGAAAACGGTGAACCAATCTACCGCGAAGACGGTAAGGTCTTAAAAGGACCAAACTACGCACCACCAAGCTTAGAAGACTTATTTTAAAATGACCGCAGAACTAATCTCCCGCACTGGTCGGGTCCAATCATGGTTGGATAACCCAGAATCACGACTTCCAGTGAGTTGTACGGTATTTGTCGTAGAAGACTCAATGGAGGGAAAAAATGGAATCGAAGCAAGCTGGAGATTTGTCTCACATGCACTCAGACATGGAGCTGGCGTTGCTGTCCATCTATCAAAGCTCAGAGCCAGAGGCCACGAAAATGGAAAAGGTCTTACAGCTTCTGGCCCAGTATCATTCGCTAAAATCTATTCAACATTAAATGAAACACTTAGAAGGGGCGGCCATTATAAGAACGGCGCGGTGGTTGCCCATTTGGATATTAACCATCCCGATATTCTTGAGTTCGTGCAGCTTCCCCGTGCCGAAGCTCCCTGGATTAAAAGATGCGTCGATCTCGATGCCGGACTCTGGAACTCCACAAATGCCAGAGTTAAAG